AAAAATAAATTTCAATGTAAAAGACTCTTATGTAGATCTTTTACAATTAGTATTAATAACTGTGATCGGTGCTTACTTTGGCGGTAGATCACTAGAAAAAGTAAAAAAATAAATTATGGGACAAAATTCAACACAGGTAGCTTATGCATTTGGACAGTTTGGTTCTACATTTCTAAAAGGAGATGGTGCTAAATTGCTTTTAACAGCGTCAACTGCTAAATATTATATTAGCGCTATAACAATGGTAACAGACGTTACGTTTCAAGCATTAGAAACTCTTGACGGAGGTGTTAACATGGGTATGGGTGATACTGCGTTTGTAGGTACTGATGTATTAGCAATAGACAGCCATTGGAATGCAGCAGCTGCAGATACAACAGCTGAAAGTAACGAAGATGCTGATCCAATAACAACTTCAGACATATTTCCATCAGGATTAACTATATATGGAATGTGGGACAATGTAGAATTAAATTCTGGTTCTTGTATTGTTTATGTAGCTCCAAGACCAGATTATAGAAATAGAGCGTAATGTTAAGTTTAGGCAATAGTATAATTACTCCTGCAGACTCTAAACCTACTTTTGCAAATAAACACTCTGTGGATTTTGATGGGGAAAATGATTTTTTGAGCGTAGCAGATGACAATAGTTTAGATTTTAACGCTGGATTTTCTGTTAGTTTTTGGGTATATCCTGATGCAGCAGACAGTAATGATAGAATGATTGCTAAAGGCACTACAGGAACAGGAGAGTGGATGATTAGTTTTGGTGGTAGTTCAGCTATTAGAGTATACACTAAAGATGACAATAATAATGCCCTTGACTTTACCTCTACAAACACTTTAAGCACGGGTGCATGGGCTATGGTTACTGTAGTAGTTAATAGAACTGTTGGTAAAATACAAGTGTATAAAAATGGTGGTAATTTAAATCAAAGCTCTTCTGCTAGTTGGGATGCTGGCTGGGCAAACTCTCAAGCTTTAAGAATAGGTCTTAATAGCTCAGGCTCTAATGAGTTTGAAGGTCAAATATCAGAAGTGGCAATATGGAGTGGTGAGCTTTCATCAGCTGAAGTTACTAAACTTTATGGCAGTGGAGCACCAAGTTTTAACCTAAGATACAATCGTGGAGATTATACTAGCGCGTCTAATTTAGTAGGATATTGGAGAATGGGTGATGGTGTTGGCGATAAACACCCTACGATTTTAGACCAAAGCAACAATACAAATAACGCAACAATGACAAATATGGCTACAGACGATATTGTACTGTCTGCGCCTTAAAATTAAATATTAACTTAAATTAAATAAAATGGCAAAAGAAAAACCAACAAGTATAACAGCTGAAGAATTAAAAAATCTTCAAGAATTAATAAACACTATAAATAGAGCTCAATTAGAGCTAGGTGGATTAGAAAGTAGAAAACACTCTTTAGCTCATCAAGTATTAGCTCTACAAGGTCAAGTAGCAGAAATGCAAAAAGGCTTTGAAGAAACTTACGGTAAAATAGATATTAATATTACTGACGGTACTATATCTTACAAAGAAGATGAGCAAGCTGATAAGGAAGATTAGTATAGGTAAAGATTATAAGAATGACGCCATGCACTATGCCGTTGGGCAAGAAGTGTATGGTGGTCATACTATATGTGATATACTAGAAGAAGAAGATAAATACAGTGTGTATATTAGAAAAGGTAAAGATGTTTTACCTTGGAAAGACTTTAATAAAAACATGGCTGTATCTGTAGAATATAATTTACAGTATTAATGAAAGCGGTTTACAACTTTGTTGTACAACCTGTAAAATCAAGATACAACAATACAAAAGATATAGACGGTAAAGAATTAATAGTAAATACTGAAATATTTAATCATCAATATGTTAGCAGAGAAGCTATAGTAAAAGCAATACCAGCTGTAGGTGAAACAGACATTAAAGTTGGTGATACTGTAATTGTACATCATAACGTTTTTAGAAGATGGCACAACCAACACGGTATAGAAAAAAACAGTAGAGCTTATATTGATGAAGATACTTATTTAGTACAACCAGATCAAATATTTTTACACAAGCCAAAAGCTATATTTAGCTATCACAATAGAAAATGGCAAGCAATGAAAGGCTATTGTTTTGTTGCACCTATAAAATCAACAGACAAGTTAAGTTCAGACAAAGAGCAACATTTAATGGGCGTTGTTAAATATACAGACGGTACAGTTAACGAAGGTGATTTGATAGGGTTTAGACCAAGCTCAGAATATGAGTTTATTATAGACGGAAAGAAATTATATAGACTATTATCAAAATTTATTACAATTAAATATGAATATCAAGGAGACGAAGAAGAATATAATCCAGGCTGGGCAGAGAGCAGTTGATGAATTAATTAAAGTTGCTAAAGAGCCAATTGTAGACTCTGACGATGATATTAGTGCTGATAGATTAAAAAATGCTGCTGCTACAAAAAAGCTAGCAATATTTGATGCTTTTGAAATATTAAATAGGATCCAAGAAGAAGAAAACTTATTAGAGGGTAAAGAGCCTGAAGATAAAGTAAAAGTATTTAAAGGATTTGCAGAAGGTAGATCAAAATAATGTACGAACAAGATTTAGTTAAAGTAATTGAGCCAGTTAAAATTAACACAATTAAAAGGCTTAATAAAAAAAATAAATGGGAATATGGATATAATAAAGAACACGATATTGTCGTTATATCAAAAACTGGTAAAATCGGTGAAATACTTGAGATACAAAATTTGCGAATTGCATTGCCACAAAAGCCAGTGCAAGTGTTCTCTAATGAAGTAAAAAAGTGGCAACAATTTGAATATCCAAAAGAGCTAGCAAGACTTAAAAATATATTTGACTGGAGAGCATACCCAGAAGAGAGTAAAGCAAAGTGGTATGACTATATAGATGAAGAGTTTAAACGAAGAGAAGAAGGTTTCTGGTTTAATAACAACGGTACACCAACGTATATAACAGGTACACATTATATGTATCTGCAATGGAGTAAAATAGATGTAGGTGCGCCTGATTTTAGAGAAGCAAATCGACTATTTTATATATTCTGGGAAGCGTGTAAAGCCGACAAGAGATGTTACGGAATGTGCTACCTTAAAAATCGTAGGTCTGGATTTTCTTTCATGTCTTCAGCAGAAACAGTTAACCAAGCTACATTAGCAAGTGATAGTAGATTTGGTATACTCTCTAAAACAGGTGCAGATGCTAAAAAAATGTTTACAGACAAAGTTGTTCCAATATCAGTCAACTACCCGTTCTTTTTTAAACCGATTCAAGACGGTATGGATAGACCTAAGTCTGAACTTGCTTATAGGGTTCCTGCAAGTAAGTTCACGCGTAAAAAAATTACTGCAAACGAACAGCAGGAAGACTTGGTTGGACTTGATACTACTATTGACTGGAAAAATACAGGTGATAACAGTTATGACGGAGAAAAGCTTCAACTGTTAGTACACGACGAAAGCGGTAAATGGGAAAGACCCGATAATATATTAAATAACTGGAGAGTTACAAAAACATGTTTACGATTAGGTAGTAGGATTATAGGTAAATGTATGATGGGCTCAACATCAAACGCATTAGACAAAGGTGGAGAAAACTTCAAAAAATTATACAACGCATCCGACGTTACTAAGCGAAACAGAAATGGACAGACAGCGTCTGGTTTATATTCTCTTTTTATCCCAATGGAGTGGAACTACGAAGGATTTATTGACGAGCACGGAAGCCCAGTCTTCAATACTCCGAGTGATGAAGTCTTTGACCCCCATGGAGAGTTAATAGATGTAGGTGTAATAGATAATTGGCAAAATGAAGCTGATGGTTTAAAAAACGATCAAGATGCTTTAAATGAGTTTTACCGTCAATTTCCAAGAACTACAGAACACGCTTTTAGAGATGAGGCTAATAATAGTATATTTAATTTAGTAAAAATATACGAACAAATAGACTACAACGAAGAAATGTCAAGAACTTTAGGTGTTTCAAAAGGTAGTTTTCAATGGGTTAACGGTGTAAAAGATACAAGTGTTATATTTTATCCAGACCCACAAGGTAGATTTAAAGTAAGTTGGGTACCGCCAACGCATATACAAAATAAAGTTATAATAAAAAACGGTATTAAATATCCTGGCAACGAGCATATGGGCGCTTTTGGTTGTGATAGTTACGACATATCAGGAACTGTAGACGGCAAAGGTTCAAAAGGTGCTTTGCACGGTTTAACTAAGTTTAGTATGGAAGACGCGCCTGCTAATCAGTTTTTTTTAGAATACTTAGCAAGACCACAAACCGCAGAAATGTTTTTTGAAGATGTTTTAATGGCGTTAGTGTTTTATGGTATGCCAATACTTGCAGAAAATAACAAACCACGTTTGTTGTATTATTTAAGAAGGCGTGGTTACAGAGGTTTTAGCATGAACAGACCTGACAAAGTTTGGAACAAATTGTCAACTGCAGAAAAAGAAATAGGTGGTATACCAAACTCAAGTGAAGATATAAAACAAGCTCATGCCGCGGCTATTGAAATGTATATACAAAGCCACGTGGGTATGAATGCTGAAGGTCAATTTGGCAACTGTTATTTTAACGAACTTTTAAATGACTGGGCTAAATTTGATATAAATAAAAGAACAAAACATGATGCTTCTATAAGCTCTGGTCTTGCGATAATGGCTAACAATAGGCATTTGTATAAACCAAACGCTACGATAGAAAAACCAAAACTAAATATAAACATTGCCAGATATGAAAATAAAGGTAATGCATCAAAATTAATTAAAAAATAAATATGATTGTAAAAAGTTATTTTCCATCTCAAGTTGTGAGTGACGTAGAGAAAATGAGCTATGATTATGGTTTAAAAGTAGCTAAAGCTATTGAGGCTGAGTGGTTTCATACTGAAAGAGGTTCTAATAGATATAAAACAAACCACAACAACTTTCATAACCTTAGACTATACGCTAGAGGTGAACAATCAATACAAAAATATAAAGATGAATTATCTATAAACGGTGATTTGTCTTATTTAAATTTAGACTGGAAACCAGTACCTATTATACCTAAGTTTGTTGATATAGTTGTAAACGGTATTGCTGAAAGAACATACGATATAAAAGCTTATTCACAAGACCCTTATGGCGTTAGCCAAAGAACAGAGTATATGAACTCTATAATTAGTGATATGCAAACTAAAGAGCTAAACGAGTATGTTGAGCAAGCTTTTGGAATTGATCTTTATGAAAACGATCCAGAGACTTTGCCAGAAACTCAAGAAGAACTTGATCTTCATATGCAGTTAACTTACAAACAAGCTGTTGAGATAGCAGAAGAACAAGCTATTAATGTTTTGTTAGAAGGTAATGATTACGAGTTAATAAAGAAAAGGTTTTACTATGATTTAACAGTATTGGGTATTGGCGCTGTTAAAAGTAGTTTTAACACGTCTGAAGGTGTTGTTGTAGATTATGTAGACCCTGCAGAATTAGTTTACTCGTATACAGAGTCTCCGTACTTTGATGATATATATTATGTTGGTGAAGTAAAGTCTATACCTATAAACGAGTTGGCTAAACAGTTTCCACACTTAAGTCATGAAGATTTAGAAGATATAGTTAAAAATAAAAATTATCATAACACAAACTATAACCAAGGTTATAATCACAGTGAACACGATAAAAACCAAGTTCAAGTTTTATATTTTAATTACAAAACATACATGAACGAGGTTTACAAAGTAAAAGAAACTGGTAGTGGGGCTGAAAAAATACTAGCAAAAGACGATAGTTTTAATCCACCAGAAGACGCTGGTAATTTTACAAAACTACAAAGATCAATAGAGTGTCTATATGACGGAGCTATAATCTTAGGTACAGACAAAATGTTAAGATGGGAAATGGCTAAAAATATGATGAGGCCAAAGAGTGATTTTACTAAAGTAAAAATGAACTACGCTATTGTTGCACCAAGAATGTATAAAGGTCGTATAGAGTCTTTAGTGCAACGTATTACTGGTTTTGCTGACATGATACAGCTAACGCATTTAAAAATTCAACAGGTATTATCGCGTATGGTTCCAGACGGTGTTTATTTAGACGCTGATGGTCTTGCTGAAATAGATTTAGGCAATGGAACAAACTATAATCCACAAGAAGCTTTAAATATGTTCTTCCAAACAGGTAGTGTTATTGGTAGATCGTTTACTAGTGAAGGTGATATGAATCCAGGTAAAGTACCAATACAAGAAATAACTAGTGGTAGTGGTGGTAACAAAATGCAAGCTTTAATTGGCAACTATAATTATTATTTACAAATGATTAGAGATGTTACCGGGCTTAACGAAGCTAGAGATGGTAGTATGCCAGATAAACACGCTTTAGTAGGTATACAAAAAATGGCAGCAGCAAATAGTAATACAGCAACAAGACATATACTGCAATCAGGTTTGTTTTTAACAAAAGAAGTTTCACAATGTTTATCTCTTAGAATATCTGATATTATAGAATACTCACCAACTGCTGATGCTTTTATACAACAAGTAGGCGTTCATAACGCAGCTACACTTGAAGAAATATCAAACTTACACTTATATGATTTTGGTATATTTATAGAGTTGATGCCTGATGAAGAAGAAAAAGCAATGCTTGAAAATAATATTCAAATGGCACTACAACAGCAAACTATAGATCTTGAAGATGCTATTGACGTAAGAGAAATTAAAAACGTAAAATTAGCAAATCAAATATTAAAAATCAGAAGAAAGAAAAAACAGCAAAAAGATCAAGAGATTGCTCAACAAAATATCCAAGCCCAAGCACAAGCTAACATGCAAACTCAACAGGCTTCAGCTCAAATGGAAATACAAAAAGAGCAGGCTAGAATGCAAAGCGAAGCTCAATTAGAACAAATGAAAGCACAGCTTGACGCTCAAAAACAAGCACAAGAAGTTGAGTATAAAAAACAACTTATGCAATTAGAGTTTCAAATGAATATGCAACTTAAACAGTTAGAAACTGAAACTACTAAGGCAAAAGAAAAAGAAAAAGAAGATCGTAAAGACGAAAGAACTAGAATTCAAGCAACTCAACAAAGTGAGATGATTGAACAAAGAAAAAGTAACAAAGCACCTAAAAACTTTGAATCTGCAGGTAATGATATATTAGGAGGCGGATTTGATTTAGGCGCATTTGATCCTAGATAACAATTATTAATTATTATTATATTATATTATGGCAAAAAAGAAAAAAGAAGAAGTAGTCGAAAAGGCTGCTGAAGACAACGTAACAAAAGTTGATCTTAGTAAAAAAGAAACAAAAGAAGATGACAATATCATCAAAGTAGATTTAGATAAACCACCAACACCAAAAAAAGAAGAAAAAAATGAAACCAAAGAAGAAGTTAAAGAAAATAACGCTGACGACAGCAGAGTGGTTGAGCTCGTTGAAGATGCCAACACCACAGAAAAACAAGAAGAAGTACAACCGGAAGCTGAAACACAAGAAGAGCAGCCAGTATTAGAAGAAGTAGTTGAAGAAGAAGTTCAAGAGCAAACAGAAGAATTGGCAGGAGAAGTTAAAGAAGCCATAGAACAAGCTAAGCAAACCGGCCAAGAACTACCAGAAAACATACAAAAGTTAATGGGTTTTATGGAAGAAACTGGTGGTACTTTAGAAGATTACGTGCGTCTTAATCAAGATTATTCTAGTTATGATGATATGACTGTATTAAGAGAGTACTATAAACAAACAAAGAAACATCTTACAGACGATGAAATTACTTTTTTAATTGATGATTCATTTTCATACGATGAAGAAGTAGATGAAGAAAGAGAAATAAGAAAAAAGAAAATAGCGTTAAAAGAGCAAGTTGCCAACGCTAAAAGCCACTTAGACGGGCAAAAGTCTAAATACTATGAAGAAGTTAAAGCTGGAAGCAGGTTAACGCCTGAACAACAAAAAGCTATGGACTTCTTTAATAGATACAACAAAGAAAGCGAAGAGAACAAAAAAATAGCGGACAAACAAACTAATACTTTTAAATTAAAAACTCAACAAGTTTTTAACGATAAATTCAAAGGTTTTGAATATAACGTCGGTGATAAAAAATATCGGTTTAACGTGAAGAACGCTGGTGAGGTAAAAGAAACTCAAAGCGACATTAATAATTTTGTCAAAAAGTTTTTGAATGAAAATAATGAAATGTCAGATGCTAAAGGTTATCATAAATCTCTATATACAGCAATGAATCCCGACGCTATTGCTAAGCACTTTTACGAGCAAGGTAAAGCTGATGCTATGAAAGAAAGTGTTGCTAAGGCTAAAAACGTAAGTATGGATCCAAGGCAAGCATTTTCAAATGATAACACTAGCGGGCCAAAAGTAAGAGTGCTTAACGATGATACTTCTCCAACTTTTAAGTTTAAAATTAAAAATAAATAACTAATTTAAAAATAAATAATTATGAGTATTTCAAATGGTGCGTTGTTAAATAGTGTACCTGCTTCACAGAAGCAAACACTTGCGACAAACTACTTAGATTTTACTGGGACTACGGACAATACGTGGGCTCAACAATATCTGCCAGACTTAATGGAACAAGAAGCTGAGGTTTTCGGACCTAGAACAATTTCTGGTTTCTTATCACAAGTTGGTGCAGAAGAAGCTATGACGTCTGACCAAGTTGTTTGGTCTGAGCAGTCAAGACTACACCTTTCATATACAGGTAATGTATCATCTGCTACAGGTGGTGCTAACGCTGGTGGAGGTGCTACTTCACAAATTACAATTGAAAACGATATTGATGGTACTTCAGGTTTTACTGCTGCTAACCACGGTATTAGAGTTAACGATACTATTATTGTTTCTAACTCTGATGGTGTTTTCAAATGTTTAGTAACTTTAGTTGCTAACGCAGTTATCGATGTTGCTCCTTATGGACAAGCTAACTTAGCTGCTAACACTACAGCTGATGGTACTACTATACTAGTTTATGGTTCTGAGTTTGGAAAAGCTATGAACTATACTTTACCTGCTGGTACTAGTAACACTTCAGATTCAAGAGGTGCTAACGAGCCAACTTTCAAGTCTTTTTCTAATAAGCCAATTATTATGAAAGATTACTACGAAGTATCTGGTTCTGACACTTCAAGAATTGGTTGGGTTGAAGTATCTGCTGAAAATGGACAAGCTGGTTACTTATGGTACTTAAAAGCTGAAGCTGATACAAGAGCAAGATTTGTTGACTACATTGAAATGGCAATGTTAGAAAGTGAATTAAACGTTGCTGGTTCTGTTGCTGATGGAACTACAATTACTGGATCTTCTGCTGGTGCTGGAAACGTAGGTACTGAAGGTTTATTTGCAGCTGTTGAATCAAGAGGTAACGTAGCTACTGGTGTAACTGGTGTTAACGCTGCTACTGATTTAGCTGAGTTCGATGCAATACTTGCTGAGTTTGACAAGCAAGGAGCTATTGAAGAATACATGATGTTTGTTAACAGATCAACTAGCTTAGCTATTGATGACATGTTAGCTTCAATGAATTCTTACGGTGCTGGTGGTACATCATACGGTGTATTTAATAACTCTGAAGATATGGCGTTAAATTTAGGTTTCACTGGTTTTAGAAGAGGTTCTTATGACTTCTACAAGTCTGACTTTAGATACTTAAATGACAAAGCTACAAGAGGTGGTATTAATACTGCTGCTGCTGCTGGTTCTGCAATTAGAGGGGTTATGATTCCTGCTGGTACTTCTTCAGTTTATGACCAAACTGTTGGACAAAGCATGAAGCGTCCTTTCTTACATGTACGTTATAGAGCTTCACAAACTGATGACCGAAGAATGAAGACTTGGGTTACTGGTTCTGTTGGTGCTGCTACAACTGCATTAGACGTTATGCAACTACACTTCTTAACTGAGAGATGTTTAATCACTCAAGGTGCTAATAACTTTATGTTATTGAAGTAAACTATTTTAAGGATCGAGGCTTCGGCCTCGACCCTTTCTTTTTATTAATTTTATTATATATTATATTATGGCAAAAAAACAAAAAACACAAGAGGTAGAGGTACCTGTTGTTGAAACACCAGTTGTTGAAATACCAAAACCTAAAAAAGTTGAATCTGTAAAACCAACTTGGGAAATAAAAGATAGAGTTTATAATTTAAAAGGTAATAAAAAACCTTTATCATATATGTTAAGAGGCTCTGGAATTTATTATTTTGATGCGGAAAAAGGTTACGAAAGAGAATTAAAATATTGCGAAAATCAAAGAACACCGTTTGTTGACGAAATGAAAGGTGACCAAAGATTAGCTCATATTATTTTTAGAAACGGAAGCTTGTTTGTAGAAAAAGAAAAAACAGTTTTACAAAAGCTTTTATCTTTGTATCATCCGCACAAAGATTCTATATATACAGAATATCAACCTGCACAAGAAGCTGCAGAAGAAATAGAAATACTAGAATTAGAAGCTGATGCAATAGTTATAGCTAGAGATATGGATATTGAAATGGCAGAAGCTATTATGAGAGTAGAAAAAGGTTCTAACGTATCTAAGATGAGTTCTAAAGAACTTAGAAGAGATTTGCTAGTATTTGCTCGTAATAACCCTGCTTTATTCTTAGAATTAGCCGCTGATGATAATGTTCAGCTTAGAAACTTTGGTATTAAAGCTGTAGAGCTTGGTATTATTAAACTAAGTGCTGATCAAAGAAACTTTATGTGGGGATCTAATAATAGAAATATTATGACTATTCCATTTGATGAGCATCCATACACCGCTTTAGCGCATTGGTTCAAAACTGATGAAGGTATGGAAATATATTCAAATATAGAAAAAAGATTAAATTAATCAAACTGTAGGAGCGTTCGCCCTACGGGGCGATCGCAAACTACAATAAAAAAAATTATGGCAGTAAGTGTAAACAATGTATATCAAAAAGTATTAGCAATAGCTAACAAAGAGCAAAGAGGATATATAACTCCGCAAGAGTTTAACTTATTTGCTAACCAAGCTCAAATGGATATATTTGAGCAATATTTTTATGATTTAAATCAGTTTAGTAGAGTTCCAGGTAATGACACTGCACATGCCGATGTAGTAGCTTTATTAAATGAAAAAATTGATCATTTTGAAAAATATAGAGCTGCTGTTGATATGAGTAACGGTAGTGGTGTTGGTATATTACCTGATTATTATAGAATGGGTAAGGTGTTTTATTATGATACCAACAGCAAATATGTTGAAATAGAAAAAATAAATCAAAACGATATACATCATATTCAAAACTCTCCTTTAACAAGCCCTAGCGTAACCAGACCTGTTTACGTAAGATTTTCTTCTGCTGGTGATAACCAGTCAAATAGAGAAAGAAGAATACAAATATATCCTACATCAATAACATCTAGAGTTCAATGTAACTATATAGCAAAACCTGCTACTGTAAAATGGACTTATACTGTTAGTGATACTTATAAGGCTTTATATAATGACGGCGCTAGTGACAAACAAGACTTTGAACTTCACGCTTCAGAAGAAAATAATTTGATTATGAAAATATTAGCTTTGGCTGGTATATCAACTAAAGATGCTATTTTATATCAAGCCGCTTCTGCAGAAGAACAAAAAAATATTCAACAAGAAAAACAATAAATAAATGGGATTATTAGACAATCAAACTCAACACGCTTATTACGGTGGCTCAAGTTTTGGCACTTATCAATTCACGTCGCTAGAAGATATTATAAATCAATTTATTATTGCGTACGTTGGTGAAGACAAAATAATACCAAAAGTGAAAAGAACTGACGTTGCTTTTCATGCACAAAGAGCTTTACAAGAATTAAGTTTTGATACTTTTAAGTCTACAAAATCACAAGAAATAGAAGTACCTGCTAGTTTACAAATGGTTTTACCACAAGACTATGTCAACTATGTTAAATTAACCTGGGCAGACTCCGCTGGTATAGAGCATGTGTTATACCCAGCAATAAAAACTTCAAACCCATTAGATATAACAGCTGGATCCGTTGGTGATTACGCCACTGATGGTACTGACTTAACAACAGATAATTCATCTTCAACATGGGAAAGTTATAAAGCACACACATCAACAACAACAACTGACGATTATGAAGATGACACACAATGGGTTGCTGAAGGGCAAAGATATGGTATAGATCCACAGCACGCACAAAATAATGGTTCGTTTTATATAGACGAGCTTACAGGTAAAATACACTTTAGTTCTTTTCTTTCTGGAAAGACTGTAGCTTTAAAATATATAAGTGATAGTTTAGGAACTGATGCAGAAATGCAAGTACATAAATTTGCTGAAGAAGCAATGTATAAGTGTATAGCACACGCTATAATTGCGACAAGAGCTAACGTACAAGAATACGTTATAAATAGATTTAAAAAAGAAAAATTTGCAGCTGTAAGACAAGCAAAGCTAAGACTGTCAAATTTAAAATTAGAAGAATTAACTCAAATACTTAGAGGTAAATCTAAGCACATAAAACATTAATATATGCCGGAGATAAAGCACAATTTTTCTCAAGGTAAAATGAACAAAGACCTTGACGAAAGACTAGTACCCAATGGACAATATATAGAAGCAAATAATATTCAAGTGTCAACACCTGAAGGTAGTGATGTTGGTACAGCTAGAAGTTTATTGGGTAACAGCGCAATACCAACAGCTAGTCCAACTACAATGTCTACTTCTGGTGTTTGCATCGGC